TATGATTATGTATCAATTATTAAAAGATAGAGTTACTAATGAAATTGAAAACATTGTTAAACGCACAGCAGACAACGCTTTCATCCCACTAGACCCAGATAACACAGACTACCAAGAATACCTAGAATGGGTAGCTAAAGGTAATAAGGTAATGGAAGCAGATGAAACCTAGTCCAGAAGAAACTAAACAAGCTATCAAGGAAGGACTAACTGAATGGTTAGAAGATAAGTTTTCTGAGTTTGGTAAACTAAGTTTAAAAGCTATACTAGCATTACTAGTTGCTGCATTAGTTTATTTTTGGGCTGCTAGTCAAGGCTGGAAAATTTGATTAGTTTGCTTACACATTTAGTACCAATAGCTTTAGGATTTTTTGCTAAGCTAATGGCTATTAAATCACAACAAGCACATGAGCAACATCAGCTTATGCTTGAAGCATTAGCAGCTAAGTCTGTAGAGATAGATAAAGCGAGAGAGCAGTCTAATAAAGAATCACCAATGGCTGCTTGGAATCGAAGAATACTAATGTTTTTTATATTAGCATTAGTTGCAGTATATCCAATAGCAGGTTTATTTGATATACAAACTGTAATACCAGTAGACATTCCTAAATCTAGTTTTTTGTTTTTTGAATGGGGTGGTGGTACAGAATTTAAAATAGTAGACGGACTATATAAGTTTGATGAAATATTTAAATGGGCAACAATGATAGTTGAGTTCTACTTTGGTGGACAATTAGCAAAGGGGAAATAAGTATGATGGATAAAAAGAAAAAGAAAAAAGTAATGAAAAAGAAAAAACCTATGAAAAAAGGTTATTAGAATGGCTGAAGATAAAAAATATAAGCCTCATATGATGTATGATAAAAAGACTGGTAAAGGACAAATGGCATTTACTAAGAAAAAACATTTGGCTTTAAAAGCTAAAGGTCATACACATACTAAACCAAAAGCTAAGAAGAAGAAGTAATGGCTAAGACACCAGCATGGACTAGGAAAGAAGGTAAAAATCCTAAAGGTGGATTAAATGCTAAGGGTAGAGCTAGTGCAAAAGCACAAGGCTCTAACCTAAAACCACCAGTTAAATCTGGTACAAATCCAAGACGTGTTTCATTTGCTGCTAGATTTGCAGGAATGAAAGGACCTATGAAAGATAGTAAGGGTAGACCAACACGTAAAGCATTAGCACTTAAAGCTTGGGGATTTGGTTCTGTTGAAGCAGCAAGAAACTTTGCTAACAGACATAAAAAATCTAATAAAAAGAAAAAGGCATAATGGCTACACCTAAAAAGAAAAGTACTGTAAACAAAGCAGGTAACTATACTAAACCTACAATGAGAAAAGCTTTATTCAATAGAATTAAAGCTGGAGGTAAAGGTGGTAAACCTGGACAATGGTCAGCTCGTAAAGCACAAATGTTAGCTAAGCAATATAAAGCCAAAGGTGGTGGTTACCGTGGCTAAGGCTAAATCGCAAAAGAGTTTATCTAAATGGACAAAACAAAAATGGAGAACATCTGATGGTAAGAAGAGTAATGGTAAAAAGAGATACCTTCCTGATGCGGCTTGGAAAGCTCTTACACCAGCTGAAAAGAGAGCTACTAATTCTGCCAAAGCGAAGGGTAATCGCAAAGGTAAACAGCATGTGGCACAACCTAAAAAAGTAGCAAAGAAGACAGCAAGGTACAGATAACATGACTCAGATTGACCAAATCAGAGAAGCTGCAGAAGCAGACCTACTTACATTTATTAAATTAGTAGCACCCCATTTATTACTTGGAGCAGTACATGAAGAGTTAATAAGTTGGTGGAGTAGAACAGATAGAAAAGATAATCAGTTAGTATTACTTCCTCGTGGACATATGAAGAGTAAACTAGCTGCATATAGAACAGCATGGTATGTAACTAAGCATCCTGAGACTACTGTATTGTATGTATCAGCTACAGCAGACTTAGCAGAGAAACAGTTATATGCTATCAAACAGATAATTGATTCCCCTATATATCGTAGGTACTGGAGTGACATGATACATCCAGAAGAAGGAAAACGAGAGAAGTGGGCAGTAGCTGAAATAGCTGTTGACCATCCACAAAGAAAGTTGGAGGGAATACGAGATGCAACAGTTAAAGCAGTTGGGCTTACGAGTAATACAACTGGTTTCCATGCCGATATTGTTGTGCTTGACGATATTGTTGTACCTGGTAATGCTTATTCTGAAGATGGTAGAGAAAAAGTAGCAAATGCTTATTCACAATTAGCATCTATTGAAAATCCAGGTGCAGAAGAATGGGTAGTAGGAACTAGGTATCATCCTAAAGATATATATGATACTATGATTAATATGAAAGAAATTCTGTATGACAATGAAGGTGAAGTAGAATCTGAATTAGAAGTGTATGAGTTATTTCAAAGAGTAGTAGAAACAGATAGTGAATTCTTATGGGCTAAGAGAGCACGTAAAGATGGTAAATCATTTGGATTTGATGCTAAAGAGTTAGCAAGAATTAAAGCAAAGTATATTGACACTACACAGTTTTATGCTCAATATTACAATGACCCTAATACTACAGAAAGTGCTAGAATAAACTCAGATAACTTTCAGTATTTTGATAAAGCTGCTTTAAATGTTAAAGATGGTGATTGGTATATACGAGATAGAAAACTAAATATATTTGCTGCAATTGACTTTGCATTTAGTTTACGAAGACAAGCAGATTATACTGCATTAGTAGTTGTTGGTGTAGACCATCAAGCTAATTATTATGTATTAGATATAGACAGATTTAAAACAGAGAAGATTGTAGACTACTATCAACATATATTAAAGTCTTGGGAAAAGTGGGGATTTAGAAAGATAAGAGCTGAGGTTACAGTAGCACAACAAACCATCGTTAAAGAGCTCAAGGACAGTTATCTTAAACCAAATGGTATCCCACTATCAGTTGATGAATTTAGACCTACTAGAAGCTTAGGAGACAAAGCACAGAGGGTAGGAGCAGTACTAGAACCAAAGTATGATAATTTACAAGTTTGGCATTATAAAGGTGGTAACTGTCAAACATTAGAAGAAGAGTTAGTGATGGTACATCCACCACATGATGATATAAAAGATGCACTATCTAATGCTATGGCAATATCATTAGCACCTAAACTTAGAATGACACAAGGATTAGGATTTAATAAACCTTTACCAACTCATAGTAGGTTTGGTGGTATAACACATTAAGGAAAAATTATGGCAGGTGAAGTAGCTGAAATAGAAAAGGCGATTGGACAAGAAAACTTAGCTAGAGTACTAGCTGGTCTTTATAACCAATGGTGGATTCAAAGAGACAAAAAAGAAACAGAGTGGAGAGAGTTAAGAAACTATCTCTTTGCTACTGATACTACAACTACTACTAATAGTACACTTCCTTGGAAGAATAAAACAACCTTACCTAAACTTACACAAATTAGAGATAATCTACATGCAAACTATATGGATGCATTATTTCCTAATGATAACTGGATGAAGTGGGAAGGAGCTTCTAGAGAAGATTCTACTATTAAGAAAAGACAAGCTATTGAAGCTTATATGAAAACTAAACTAAAAGAATCTAAATTTAGAGAAGAAGTAAGTTTACTAATTTATGATTATATTGATTATGGTAATGCTTTTGGTGAAGTAAGATATGTTAACGAAGAGCATGTAGACCCTGTAACAAAAGAAACTATTACAACATATAATGGTCCTAAACTAAAACGTATATCACCATTTGATATTGTATTTAATCCTGTAGCAAGTTCTTTTGCTAAGTCACCTAAGTTTACAAGATATGTTAAATCTATAGGTGAACTAAAAACAGATGTAGAAGAAAGACCAGACTTACAATATAAAAAGTCAGCATTTGATAAAGCATTAGACATTAGAAACTCTATATCTATGTTTAGACAAGAAGATGTAAATAAAGCTGATGCATATATAGCTGATGGTTTTGGTACACTACAAGAATATTATCAGTCTGGTATGGTAGAAGTATTAGAGTTTGAAGGAGACTTCTATGATAAAGATGAAGAGAAACTACATAAAAATAGAATTATAACTATTATTGATAGAAGTTATATTATACGTAATATAGAAAATCCAAGTTATATTGGTCAAGATAGTAAAGCCCATGTAGCATGGAGAAAGAGACCAGATAACTTATATGGCATGGGACCTCTAGATAACTTAGTAGGTATGCAATATAGACTAGACCATTTAGAAAATGCTAAAGCTGATGCTATGGATTTAACTATACATCCACCTATGGTAATTAAAGGTGAAGTAGACCCATTTGAATGGGGACCTGAAACAACTATACACTTACAAGAAGATGGTGCAATTACTATGCTACCACCTAACCCTGCTGCTTTCCAAGTAAACAATGAACTACAAGTTTTAATGAATAATATGGAACAAATGGCAGGTGCTCCTAGAGAAGCTATGGGTATTAGAACTCCAGGAGAGAAGACTGCTTTTGAAGTACAGTCTTTACAGAATGCTGCTGGTAGAATATTCCAAAATAAAGTAAATCAATTTGAAGTTGAGTTCTTAGAACCTTTATTAAATACAATGTTAGAAACAGCTAAACGTAATTTAGATTTACCTGAACTAGCTAAAGTATATGATGATGACTTTGGTGTACAAGATTTTTTATCAATTACTAAAGCAGACTTAACATCTAGAGGTAAGATTAGACCTATAGGTGCTAGACACTATGCTGCTAGAGCACAACTATTACAAAACATGTTAGGGGTATTTAATAGTCCAATAGGACAAATGATTAGTCCTCACGTATCACCTAAGCTTGTAGCTAAAATGGTAGAAGAATACATGGGCTTTGACCAATATGGATTTATGAAAGATAATGCTGCATTATTTGAAGCTGCTGAACAAGAAAAGCTAAAAATGCAGATACAACAAGATTTACAGGCTCAACAAGCTCAACCAGGAATGGAAGAGCAAATGCTTAATCAAGATATTCAACAAATGGAACAAATGCAACCACCTCTTGAAGGCACAGAACCACCTGTAATGTAACAGTAAGAGCTTGACTTTTACTTTAAAATATGGTATAATTATAGTATGAACTTAAAAAGTGAAAAGGCTAAAGCCTTAACTAAAAAACAAGTTTTTGATGAGTTAAGAAGTTATCTTAATGAGCAAGTAGATATTTCAAATAGAAAGTGTATGGATGAAGAGAACTTTAAACTTCCTGCTTTTAATGAGTATCAAGCTTATCAAAGAGGTATACAGAAAGCTTTAACAAAACTATATAATTTATTACCTTGACCAAAGGAGATGTAACATGAATGATGAAGTAAAAACAGAAACAACTGAAACACCTGTACAAGAACCTACCCAGGAGACTGTACAAACAGATACTCAACCAAAAGCATTTGAGATTCCGACCGAAGCTCAAGAAGTAATTGGAGAGGGTAAAAAGTACCAGAGCCCAGAGGATGCTTTAAAGTCAGTACCTCATGCACAGAAACATATTGAGACTCTTGAGTCTGAACTTGCAACTGTACGTGAAGAACTAACTAAGCGTCAAACTACTCAGGAACTGATAGATGAATTAAAGTCTGGAGTTCAACCGACAGCCACGACCGTGCCAGTAGGGGAACTTAATCAAGATAATGTGATGGATTTAGTTAATCAAACTATTGCTACAAGAGAAGCAAAGGCTAAGGCAGAGTCTAATGCTAAGTCAGTAGCTGCAAAGTTTACTGAACAGTATGGAGACAAAGCTGAAGTTACTTACAACTCTATAGCAAAAGAACTTAACTTATCTGTTAAACAACTTAATGAGCTTGCAGCAACAAGCCCAACAGTAGTATTAAAAGCAGCAGGTTTATCTGCAGCTAAAGCACCAGTAGCTAGTTCTAGTGGTGATATTAATACTGAAGCTCTAAGTCAATCAGCTAAACCAACTGATTTATCTGCAAAGGTAGCAGGTGGTTCAACTAAAGAACTTTTAGCTGCTTGGGGTAATGCTAAAGCTAAAGTAAATCAACAGTCTTAAGGAGACTTAACAATGGCACATAATACTGCAAATACAACTGCGTTCATTGAATCGCAACAGTATTCTCAGTTTATTCTTGATAACTTACACGACTACCTTCTTCCAGAAGGAATGTATCGTGATGTAACAGACTTCGGTTCAGGTACAACACTAAACATTAAAACAGTTGGTACTGTAACACTTCAAGATGCAGCTGAAGATACACCATAGAACTTTACTAACATAGACACTGGTAACATTACTCTATCTATTACTGATTATATCGGTGATGCATGGAAAGTTACTGATGACCTACGTGAAGATGGTTCACAAGTAGATACACTCATGGCTATGAGAGCTATGGAATCAACACGTGCTCTTGGTGAAAACCACGAAGGACGTTTCTTAGCTGTCGCTAATGGCGGACAAACAGCAGCAGACCTTAACTTAGTTAATGGTCGCCCACATCGTTGGGTAGCTGGTGGTTCTGGAGCAGCAACAAGAAATGTTGTTCTTGCTGACTTTGTATCTATGAAACTAGCGTTTGACAAAGCTAATGCACCTGCATCAGGTCGTATTGCAATTGTTGACCCTATCGTAGAAGCAACTCTTAACACATTAATCTCACAAACATCTGTAGTTAATAACACTCCGCAATTCCAAGGTGTTCTTAACGAAGGTTTTGCTAGAGACCACCGTTTCGTAAGAAACATTATGGGTTGGGATATTTATACTTCTAACTTCTTACCATCACTTACAGCAACAGAAGCTATTAACGGTGCAGCATATGACCTAGCTAATGATACAGCTGAAGTTGGTGATAAGGTTAACGTGTTCATGTGCGTAGCAGATGATTCATGTAAGCCTGTTATGCATGCATGGAGACGTGCTCCGCAAACAGAAGGTTGGAGAGACCAAGAAGAAAGAGCTGATAAATATCAGGTTACTTCTAGGTTCGGGTTTGGTGTTCAGCGTGCTGATACACTAGGCGTTCTATTAACTGATGAAGCAACTTACTAGGAGATAATTATGACAATCGAAATGGCTCCAATACGTGGTGTTGCAAATCATTATGGTACTCGTACTACTAAAAATAAATATGGTGGTCAAGAGTCTACTAAAATGGGCGTAG